GTGCGGCGTGCCACGCCCGACACGGTATCGGGATAGATCATCCGCACGTCGGGCGCGCGGATCGTGCCCCACTTCAGCCCCCCGGCGCGTCTGCCCCCGTCAACGCTAAGCGTCTGACCTATCCAACGCACCTCACCATAAGGCATACTGCCGATTTTTATTTCAAGTATTTCATTTGCCTGATACTGAGCGGGGATTACTTCGTCAACGTAATCGCCGCTTCGGATGTCAAGCGTTCGCTTGTCGCCGAATTCCTTGAAATAAACGTACTTACCGCTTACCTGCTGTCTGTATTTGCGGAAACGCTTTTTATAGGTGAACGGGACACCTTTATCCATGTACTGCACCTCGAACCAGTCCTTTGAAAGAACAGATTTCTGGATAGTGTCAACGTCTCTTATGTTCTCGATCTGAACAACATCGCCCATAGCATTACGAATGATTTCGATGTATGCTATTCCATATATTTCACGGCTTCTTATGGCTTCCTTGAAAACCCCTTCGATAGGCTTGTCAAAGTTCATCAAAGACAGTATCTTTTCGGCTTTTGTATATTCAGCTGACATTGCTTCGTCTTCGTTTTTGTCATCGTAATATTCGATAGAAATTCCAAAGCCGGCTATGTTGCGTTCGTAAGCGGCTACGCACTGAGGAAGCGTTGAAGAGTGCCTGTACATTTCGTAGAGGTCCTGAAGAGGAACAGGCGGTTCAAGCCATTCCCCAGCTGTATACTCGTCTGTTTTTTCCATAGCCGTGTCCGACAGAGCTTTTTTTATCGGTGCGTCCACAAACTTGACACCTATCGTAACAGACGGCTTTTTCTTTTCATCAGACATTTTCAACATCCTTTCAGTCCTTCTTTATCGGCAGGCATAACAGCAATACGCAGTCTGCCTCATCTGGAGAGGGTAACCCTCTCGCCTTCATTTCTTTTTTGCTTTCGATTTTTATAACCGAGTTTTCAGTCATTGTATATTTTCTGCATGACAGCTGTGCTATAAGGTCATCGTCTTTCGGCAGTACAAGTTCTATCGGCTTTGCTTCACCGTTTTTGTCAGTATCAGACAACAGCTCTTTCACGACAGACATCATATAGGTTGTCGTGTCATAATAGTAGCGGTGACGTATCCTCATACCGAATTTTACAGGCACTACCTTCATTCGCCCGTAAGTTTGCGGATCGGCCTTGCATATACGGCGTAATCTGTCAACAACTCCGCCACCGACACCGCCGTCGTCGACAGTGACGATGATTTTGCCTTTATATTGGCTGTATCTGTCTATCAGCTTTTTGTAGCACATTGCTATGTTATCAGCTGTACGCATCGTGTCTTGCCCCTGTGCCTTTTCGTAAAAGCTCACTTTTTCGTCAACCTTTATGCCGATAATTGTTTTATCATCGCCATATCGGGCAACGTCACAGCCGATGCGCACGGTAACAGGAACAGGCTTCTCATCGATAACCGTATTTGCCGATCGTTCGAGTGCTGACAGTGTTATAAACACATCGTCTTCCTGCTCGGGAAAATCCCCATATATACGAACACGGGCGAAATTGCTGTTTCGTCCGTATTTTTCAAGCATTGCGTTTATGTTTTCTTTATTCGTGCGAGGGCAGTCAAGTGAAGAAACACGATACGTCTTGAATAACGCACGGTCACGATTGTGGCTGTCAAAGAACACGCCTGAGGTTTTAGTGGGGTTGCCACACATCAGCAGTTTATTGTTCTTGCCTGACAGCGTACCGAGGATAGCTTCGATGATCTCATCGCTGACACCCGAGGCCTCGTCTATGATAAACAGCATATTGTCTTCGTGGAAACCCTGCATATTTTCGGCTGTAGTAGCTGTTCTTGCTGTCGCAAACCACCGCTCCGAGTAGCCTCTTACTTCGACTTTGGTTTTAGTCCATTTCAGCAGAGCTTTAAGGAGTGGGCTTTTGCTTATCCACTTTGACAGCTCCGCCCATAACACGTCATTGAGCTGTCTTGCTGTAGGAGCAGTGGCGACAACTCTCGACATAGGAAAACACGATAAAAACCACAAGGCGATAACCGCTTCGATACTTGTCTTGCCGACGCCCTGACCACTGCGGACAGAAACTTTCGGCGCTGTAGCCACGTCCATAAGCACACCGCTTTGCCATTCATCAGGTGTAAAGCATACTACTTCGTTAGCAAACAGCACAGGATTTTTTCGGTATAGCTTAATGCGCTCGGTGATAAAATCTTGTCTATTCAATGCTATCACCGTCCATAATTGCTTTTATCCAATCGTCAACCGCCTCATCTCCGGTAGCTTCGTTGCGGTTTTTGCGTATATCAGCAAGCTTGCCTATAGCCTCAACTTTTGCTCGCTGTACTTTTGTCAGCTCTGCTTCGAGCCGTTCTATGCGCTTATAGCTGTTTTCCGTCATTGTCTGCATCTGGAACGCATCTCCTGCAAGGCGCTCGCCATTTGCAACCTTTTCTTCGATTTGCTCATTATACCGCTCCATTTCTGAAGCGTTCTTGAAGTTACGTTTATTTTCAACTCGCATTACGCCTGTTATCAGTTGGTGTTCTTCCTGCAAAGACGCAATTGCTATCAGTATGCGGCGTTCTCTTAATCGGTAAAAGCGGATTTGCTCAAGCAGCAGTTCTTCTTCGTCCTCATCCATACTGTCCCATAGCTCTTGTTCTTCTTTGCTCAGTCCCTCGCCATACATTCGCATTGAGTAACCGCCGTGCTTTAAGCTGTTGGTGTTTCCTTTCGGTGCGCCGTGTCCTTTTGCGTTGTGATTGCCTTTCGGTGCGCCCCGCTTGCGTTTGGTAACGTTACCTTTTTCTTTTTCGGTAACGTTACTTTTGCTATCCCATTTATCCTGGCATTTCCACTTACGGACAAGTGTTTCAGGCTCTCCGAGTTCTTCCGCTATAGACTTCAACGGTTTTGTGCCGTTGGATTCTTTCCACATCTCGTACGCCCTATCTCTGTTAGGGCTTCTTTGTCTGCCCACCTATCCCACCTCTCCGCTTCGGATTTTATTTAATTCGTATTTTCACAGCAATCTTCTTCGGCAGAACGCCTTTTTGTGAAAAAATAAAAGAAAGGAGTATCCAGTAAAGCAATACACGCCTTTACAAGATACTGACCTATAACCATATTTACGACAGCCTGAGGATTATCCCACAGCCAACCACAGCCAACGCCGAAAGCAATTACACAGAATATTGCGGTATCTACAAGCTGACTTGTAAGCGTTGACGCATTGTTCCATATCCAGCGACCGCCTTTTGTGCTACCGTGCTTCTTTATGTATGCGTCTCTTATTTTGTGAAAGACCGAAACGTCTAAGCTCTGGCTGATGAGATATGCGGTCAAGCTTCCGAGTGTAAATATCCAGTTCTGCCCTAACAGCATATCATAGGCTTTCTGCGTTTCTGCCGAAACTGTAGGCATATACTGCGTCACCATTATGATGAATGTTGCGAGCAGCTGTGTGGCAAGCCCTATCCACACTATGCGATTAGCTGATTTCTTGCCCCATTTTTCGCCTACAATATCTGTTATCAGATATGTTAAAGGGTAACAGAGCACAGCTCCGGGGATTGTTATTACGCTTCCGAACAGGTATATGCCTGTGTCAATTACCTTGCAGGCCACCACGTTCGATATGACAAGGCAGGCACAAAACAGTGCTGTCATTATATTTAAATTCTTTTCGCTCTTTATCATTTTTATGTTCTCCTATCATCTATCAAGGTACTGTTGAAATCTTATCCATTGCTTGAGATTATGTGCGTCCAACACCTTATAATCTTTCAGCCGTGTGTTTGCGGGTCTGCCTACCTGTGTCATTCTGCCGTCCTTGAACAGATATATTCTTGCATATCGTGAGCCTATCGTCCACGACGAACTATCAACACTGTAGAAGTCATATTTTTCTACGTCGGCAGGCGTAAACCCTAAGCCGTGTACTTTGGTGTTATGCGCTCTTGCATAGCTCAGCAAAGAGTGTATGTATTTATATTCCGCAGGCTTTATGTCCTTGATTGCGAAGCCGCCTATCGCAATATATGAATATTCGGCACACAGATTTTTGAATTCTTCTATGCCTCGGCTCTTGTGCCATACCGGTATAGCTTGTTTCTGTGTCTGACATTCGATTCGTTTGCGGTATTCCTTTACCTTGTCATATCCGACAAGGCAGTCAATATCCAACTCGAAAAAATATTGAATATCATTTTCGTTGATAAAGCGTATGTACTGCGATATGTAATCGTTCCAGTCGGGCATAGCTCCTTTGGAGTTTGACATAAATGTAAATGCCCCCGAATCGAGCAGAAACATATCGGTACTCTTTATCAACTTTCTTTGCCACTCTCGGTAATAGAAAAAAGCCGTCAGCAAATAACGGCTTTTCATCAATTCGTCTTTTAAATACTGCTTTCCCTCTGAGCTTGCAAGGAACAGCTTCACGGCGTAAAAGCGTGACCACATTCAGGGCAGATCACGCTTTTGTCTTTTTTGTCCTTTTCCTCATCATCGCTATTTTCGGGCTTTTTCTCCTCAAAAATGTCCTCAAGGTCATCAAGGCTGTCATTGCATATCAGAGATTCATCAAAACCCGTAATGCTGACATCGAAATTACGCCCGCAAAGCTCCTCAATTTCGCTTACAACGGCATTCATATCAAAATAGGATAAATCACTCATGCGATTGTCCGTAATGATATACGCTCGTTTCTGCTCGTCTGTGAGCCCTGTAAGGATAAAGCAGGGGATTGATTTAAGGTTTTCGGCTTTTGCGGCAAGCACTGCTCCGTGTCCTGCGAGTATGGTGTAATCCTCGTCAACTATAACAGGTTTTGCAAAACCAAACTCCCGTATGCTTCTCTGTAGCTTTTCTATCTGCTTTTCAGAGTGTATACGGGAGTTTTTTGGGTGTGGTTTGAGCATATCCGGCGAGATATACTCAACATTTCTTTGACTTTTCATAGGACCTCCTTAATACTTGAGCATATCCGGCGAGATATGCCGCTTCTTTGCTACTAAGGAGAAACTACATATAGGATTTTACGATAACATTGTATCACGGACCGTTTGAAGTGTCAATGAAGACTTTTTGAAATCACACATTAAGAAACATATCGATTCCAAAGAATAGGGTAGACAACTTACTTACTGCCGCTTCGATGTCGAGATATACGGTTCTTGGCTCTATACTTTCTTCACGAGCGATTTCTTCTATCGTGAGCTGTTCGTCAGAAATGTATCTGGCGGTGATTACTCTGCAACGCCGTTTTTCCAACTCATCGTTAGATTTCTCAACGAGGCTGTTGTATACGTCAAGCATTGTATCAATATGCGATACGATTACCATAGTACGCACCGCACTGCGCTTTATGCTGTCAATCACAAGTTCTCTGCGGTCGTCATCCTTTATCCACAAAGCTTCGAGTATATCAATAGCGTGCGGTGATGTTTCGGCATTATAGACTGCATTTGCAGAATACGCCTTAAACTCACGGTAATGCTCCAGCAACAGTTTAGTGTTACGAAGCCGCTTTGAGTGTTTTTTCTTTTCAAGTTCTTTCTTTTTTTCAGCTTCTTTTTGAATAGCGGCTTCGGCACCTGCTTTGGCTGCTATTCTGATGATCTCATCTTCTAAGTAAGTAGGCATAAGCTCCCCCTTTGGCTTTAAGTCCGAAATCTTCTGTTGTAGCAGCACTGTATAATTTATTTCTATCTGTATTCTTTTCCTGTCACTTTGTGCTTGAGGGCTATTCGTCCGACAACTTCAAAACCTGCAAGCTCTGCAACCCTCTTGATTGTCTTGACGAGGTTGCCGAGGATTTCAAGCGTTTCCGCTTCTTTTCTACGTTCCTCACGACATATATTTTCATACGCCTTGCCTGCCGTCGGATCTCGATAGCCCTCGGAATTGATGTCCATACGGTTCGTTTCCAACATTACACCTCCCTTAACATTTAATTGTTATCTTCAGCTGTCTGCCAAGCCATTTTAAACCGTCAGTAGTTAATGTGTACCAAACACCTTTTCTGTCGGCTTCTCTCGTTATGAGAAACCTCGGAAGTTTATCTAATATCGGCTCGCCGTCGGGATTTGCACCCCAATAATTACGATACGGTTTATAAAACGCCTTGCCATGTCTTCGGTACGGTTTTACATAATCAAGCCCTACCATGTGCTTGCAGTAATCTACTGCTATTTTCAGTTCATCTTCTGATATACATAACTCTACGCCCATATCCGTGCCCATGTCGGAAAGGTGCTCCGTATGTTCTTCATCTCGTTTTTTCGCCCAATTCTTCGGGTGCCGGCAACCGAGCATACCGTCAGCGTGCTCTATTCCGTATTTTCCTTCGCTTTCGGGGCACGCATCGTCCTCAGCGATAGGGCATAAGGGGCAACAGTCACATCTCATTTGTTGCTCTCTCCTTTCTGCTAAGAGGGCAACTCAAGGTTACTCTTATCTCTGCACACCAATGTGGCGCACACATACACGCATCATACAACAACCCTCTGGGATCGGTGCTATAATCTACGACACGTTGATAGTATTTGCATTCCTTGCATTTCTTGATGTCTGCCATTTTCATTCTGTCTCCTTGTCCGTTTTTTCACATTCCAACTGTGTATAAGCCATTTCATAACCGACCGCCCATAGATATACACGCATATCTATACTACTTCCGCAGTCATAAAGCCACTCATAATACTCATAGTACAGTTCTTGTAAAAAGTTTGTCATATCTGTCGAATAATGCGGTTTGGTATCCGAAAACCAATTCTCATCTATATCCGATTTTACAGCGTCCCAAAGTTCCTCTTCTGTTTCAACTGAATACCATAAATGCTTTCTGCAGGCATTCAGCAGTTCTTCGGATTCTAATTTCATGTAGTCTTTCAGTTGGTATTTGATGTCTTCAAAAGCACTGTCCGGATCGTAGATATATTTATCGGTCGAGCACTGAAATTTGCTTGTGAAGTAATGGACATCTTTGAGATAGCTTCTCATTTGTCTGGGACTAACCGCATTGTACCACGTTGCAATGCAGTCTCCCAAGTCGCCGCTTATTATCAGGTTGCCTCTTTTTTTGTCGAGAATGTAATTAACGTAATAGTCGATACTTCCATCGGCTTTGCGCCAATCAATAATCATATAGCGGTCAGTGTTCTGTATCAACGTTGCTTTATGCGCAGCAAACCTTTCCTTACATTTGTTCAAGATCTCTTCTTCATCCATTCGTTTCACCTCCTATCAGTTCTGGATTATCGTAAATGTTGCCGATGACTTCAACGTCTGTTTCAAAATCATAAATATCCACGGGCAGAATGTCGAAACCAGAACGTTCCCTAAAGACAAACGAACCGCAGTCAAAGCACACCTCACACAAGTAGTGTTTGTCTTCGCCTTCGCAAGTGAACATTGTGACTTTGCATATATCTCCCTCAAAAATCTTTGTGCTGTTTTTATCAGTCGCTACAGCGTACTGACCTACGGTTTCGGGGATAACTTCGTAGTAATCAGGATAAAACTCTCCACAGTCTGTTTCCGCATAACCTGTGTATATGCGATGACTTACACCGTTGAATGCACAATAATACCCTTCAACCCACTCACCATTATCCTTCCGTTTCCCATGAAACAAATTTTCTCTCATTTGACAGCCTCCTCAAATTTCTCAACATCATTTGGGAGATCGATATTGACGATAATCGCCGCTTTGAAAGCTCGCTTCGCCACTTCATCGAGATATGCTTCAAGTTTCTTTCCGTTCTCCTCGTTTTCGTTATACTGCTCCTGTGTGTAATGTCCGTTTTTGAGCGAATACTCGTTGATACACGGCTCATAGCCGAATTTCTTGCACAGTTCATCGTCGTTGTAATCGTAAAACTGCTCTTTGAATTCCTCACGGTCATCAATAAATCGGTCGTTGTACAGTACAAATTCTCCGAGTTCTACGCTTCCGAAATAGCCTACCCAACGGCTGTAACTGTCGTCACCGACGATTTCTCCGTCCACCATTGCAATAATAGGCAGTTCTGGATGCTCTTTTGCAAGGCAAATCAGTTTCTGAATATTTTCCGCTATTTTCATTTGTCATACTCCTTTCTCTCGAAACACAGTTTTTCTCCAACGAACGTATGCTCGTAATCGCATCTATCGGAGTTCTTGCAATAATCGGCTTTCGGGCACGTTTTTTCAAACATTTTGCGTAATCTTCTGGAACGTCTTGCGCTGCTATAGCGTTTGTTATTATAATACCTCATCCGTTTACACCCCGCTTAATGCTTGCAGGCGTCTTTTATTGCTGCTTTGACTTCTTCGAGGCTCTGACCGTGCTTAACGCCTACAAAGATTGACGGCGGTGCAGGCATTTTCTCGTTGATAGGTCGCCAAAGATGTAAACAGTTCGGTAGGTTGTTTACATACTCGTTTTTCGCAGGGTGGTACTGCACTACCGTTTCATCGCTATAGAAGAACATATCTTTCAGTTTGCACATTTCGTCCCATGTCGGCGTATACGAATGCTTAAACGGACTAATGCTGACGTGTTCCCATCCGCCGCCGTTGCTCCATACGACAGTTGCGAAGCTTTTGCCGGCTTTGAATAACACTCCGAGCCCTCCGTCTACAGCGATATGCTGTATCATCAGGTTAGGCAGCTCTTTTATTTCATTCAGGGTTTTCATTGGTTACTCTCCTTACTTTTTCATTCGTATGGGCTGTAGCAAGCCTATAAAGCCACCTGCACTCTTGACTATAATCGGCCTTCCACTGCCTGTTACAGTCAGTGTTGTTGACGGATTATCCGTGCCTGCGGCGTGAAGCATCTCGCACATATAATCACCGTTAAATGCTACACTCACCGTTTTATCGACAGTGTTTTCTATCTCGATTTCTTCCGAAAACGATTCAAGGGAGTCGGTCGTTTTAATCGTTACTGTATTAGCATTTTCGTCAAGCATCATGACGATTGCCGAACGCTTTGTGCCCTCGCATATTTTTGCTCTTTGAAGTGCATTGAGAAGCGATACGCTGTTGATTTTCAGCTCATTTTCGCTACTGGGGCTTGCAAGCTCCAGTAGTGGCTTGTAGTTAAAGAAATTGTTTTCCAACAGCTGAACAAACAGCGTGTATTCTCCTGTTTCAAACGCCAGCTGATTTGTACTGCTTGTCTTTTTTAGTGTGATACCGTTGCCGCTTGAAATCGACAAAAGCTTTTTAAATGCAGCTTTAGGTATTACCGCTCTGATCTCACCGTTGTAATCAACCGAGTTTGCGGCTAGCTTAACTCCGTCGCTTGCGATTATATTCAGCTTTCCATTTTCGTCGCTGTCAAGCAATACGCCCATCTGCGCCGGTCGTGTATCAATAACGCTACAAGCGTATGTTACGCTGTTGGCCGCCCGCAGAAAATCGTCATCTGCAAACGTCAGAAGTGTGTCATTCACTTCCGGCTCGCTTATATGATAGATTGACGGTGCAACTGTAGCGAATGTTCCCTTGTTGCGCTTGCCCTTGACAACAATTTTGTTTTTGCTCGGCTGAAGTTCGATTTCTTCATCAACCATATTTTCGATGAAACTGATAGCTGTTGTCGGCAGTGCAAATTCTTCGGCGTTACCGCAGTCAAAATCAACAGATAAAGCGAACGCAGGATTGCTCGCTATGATTTTCCCGTCACGGAAAAGCGCACCTGAGTCTTTCATGATTACATCCTTGAGCTTTTTAAGCTTATCCGAAAGTTCTTTTCTATTAGCCATCATCTTTTAATCCTCCAAGTTTATTTTTATCGTCGGGTATTTTTCGTGCAGGCTCTTCATTTTGAGCTTAAACACAGGTGTCTGAACGCCTTTGACATCTACAATGCGATATGTTCCATCATTGTGAAATTCGATGAAATCAGCAACATATTCTACGCAACGTGTATTGTTATCGCCCTCAGTTATAACAAAACGTGGTTGACGGCAGAAACCGGCGATTTTTTTAGCCTTTACAAGCATTTTAAGCTTGTAGTAGTAATTTGCTTCTGCTGTACTTTGAAACGTTATACCGTCGATTTTACAGGCTTTTGAGCGATATTTATTCGGCTTCTCGCTCTCTGGAATTGATATTCCGAGAGCTTTCAGCTGTTTTTTCGTGAGATTAAGCGCCATTGCGCACCTCTTCGTATTCGATGAAGTAGGTATATGTGCTACCGCCGTTCATTTTTTCTTTGCCGATCCTCACTTTATATCCGGCTTTTATCAGCAGTCGTGCGAGGTCCAGTCTGTCATTTTCGTTCAGAGCACCGCCTCTCTGAGGATATATTCTTATCATACGCTCACCTTTTCGCTTTCGTCTGTATTTTCCATTAAGTCCTCACGAAGCACCGTAACAAGTAAATGTCCTTGCAACGCTCCGTTGCGGATTTGTGCCTTTGTGCGTTCAAGCTCTTCAAACTCCTCGTTCCTCAGTTTCTTGCTTTTGCTTGCGAGTTTCATATCTTCGGAGCTAAGTCGCTTTGATATGATTTTCTGCCATTTGCGCAGAAACGTTTTTGCATCCTCTATGTCGGGGTTCTGCCTGTCAAATTCCGTCCGCTTTTGCCGTACTGTGCCGTTTGGCTCGACCTCAAGGGTATAATACGGCTTGTCCTTTTCGGCCGTTCGGCGCAGGAACATCAGATACGACTCCTGTACATTTATGCGGTCAAAATATCTGTCTGTTTTGTCTATACAGTGGTGCAGTGCCGCTCCTTCGGCAAGTATATCCTCTATATTCTGCGGAATGAGTATTGAGTACGTTTCGTCTTCATACTCGTATTTTGGCTTTATTTTTTGCAAAACCGTTTCTATGTTAGGATATTTCTTGCTGATTTCAACCGCTCTTAACGCACGTTCTTTGTCATCAACCTCTTTTACCAGTTCGTCGTGACGCTGCCTGAGCTTTTTTGCTCGGTACACGATAGGATCAGATGTATTCATTTTCAGCCGTTCGGCCATACCAAGATAATCGCTTCACGTCTGTATTACATCTCTGCTTGTCATACTGTTTTCGGACATCTGACGGCATATATAGTTTTTTATCTGCTGAACACTCATTCTGTCGGATATAAAATCCAGCATATCAGGTCTTATGCTTTGAGTATCCAACCACTGTATCGTTTTGTCACCGTAGACTGTATCTTTTATTTTCTCATTTCTGAGCCATTCGAGATATACAAGCCCGCCATTGTTTGCAATAAGCCTTTTGGTACGGAAGTTGTCAATTAACAGCATTTTGGCTAATTTCCCATCGCTGAACTCACAACTCTTGTCATAGCGGTATTTATACATACAGTCATTTATAAGACGTGGCAGTCCAACCTTTGCAAGCTTTTCGATTTCGGGAGATCTTTTCAACTTTGTGATGAACACTCTCGGATCACATTCGTCGTTGCCTTTGATATACTCGATAAGTCCCGTTCTGCTCAATCGTTCGGCAATTTTGCCGGAAAGATTTCTCTTGTAAACTGTTCCGAACGAGCTGTTATAGTAATCCGGGTTTACCCTTCCGAAGCAACACCAACGCACTTCACGCTGTTTGTACAACTCGTAGCTGTATCCGGTTGCGGAATTGTCGCTATCGTATATGTAACGGCAACGTTCGTATGAATATGCATCAGCTATCCTGCGAATGCCGCCCATTTTGTGCTTTTCGTATCTGCAACGTGCCTCGAAAAGTCTGATTATAAAATCATCACCATAAGGCTGTATTAAATATGCGGCAAAATTATTAGTGTAAAAGCTTCCGGATTTTCCTGACGCTTTGTAGGTTATTTTATGACCGCAGTGGGGACAACGACCTTGTGCATTATGCTTAGGATTTTTTACTTTTACGCCTTTCTCGCACCAAGTACAGTAACCGTCTTTTTCGGATTTTCTGCTGTACTCGTAAAAAATGTACTGATCTTTGATGACCGACTTAGCAATAAACTTATCCCAATCTTTCGGGACCTGCGTTACCTTGTTCATTGCCTCATCCCATTTATCCGTTTCTTTTTTGTGCCTTGCGAGGAGCTGACGTTCTCTCACGTTTTGCTGAAACTTCAGAATGCCGTAATAATCGCTATAACTATTGTCTTCCTCAATTTTCAAGTTTGTTCTCAGAAACGCTCTCTCTTTGGCCGACATATACTTTTTTTCTTTTGCTTCGAACCACCAATAAAAGCTTGTGTCAAGTTTTTCTATCGTGGCGTTGCTCCAGCGGTTTGCGCTGTAATCGTAAGTGATAAAATCTTCATTTTTGTAATCAATGAATATTTCATACGCCGGCATTGTTGCTCCAAGCCGCAAGTTCTTTGTATAGAACAAAGCAACTTTGATTATGTCACCATATATTTGGCATTTTGCATACTCCCTTGTTTCATATCTGTACTTGGTCGAACCGTATTTTTTTATCATACGGGGAGTATCTTTTCCTGCCTTTTCAACGAACGACTTTGGTGCAGTGATTTTCGGAAGCTTACTCAGCTCTTTTAATTTCATGAAGGGCCTCCATTTCTGCCTCTGTCACTATATCGCCGTATTCGTTGTACGGCACACCTGCCAACATTGATTTACCGTCAACCTTAAAAATCGAATACCACAGTATTTCTTTGCTATACTGGCTTTCTTTGAGCATACACACTACGGTGTCTTTCTGTGCGCATACTGCCATTGTTTTCCCACGGACGATAAGGAACTTATCGCCTTCTTTGCCACAAGCCATATCGTTATGTACATGGTGATTCTGTTCACGGTATGGGTGCAGCGTGATGTATTTTGCCGCCGCCTTTACAAAATCAAGCACATCAAGCTTTTTGCGGAGCGTGAGAACAGTACAGCTTATCTTGCTGTCTATATCATCCTCATCAACATCGCCTGTTGCATCTACCTCGTAAATCACGCAGTTATCAAAGCGGTAGTATGATAAGCAGTCAAGCGGATTTTCGGCGCAGTGGAATCCATTTTCCCTGCAATTTGCCCTATCTGTGTAGTTAGGCTCATTTTCCTTGAATTTGTACTTACGGCAGGTCAGATCTTCGTTGAAAGCTTTATATGCTATCATCTTCTGTTTCCTCCACGCCCATATCGAACAGTGATGACTGTTCTAATTCTTCTTTTTCCTCGGCAGAGTTTGTTTTCTTAGGCTTATCCGCTGTTTTCTTCTTAGGCGTTTCAGCCTTTTCGACAGGTGCAGGCTTCGGCCTTTCTGCTTCAAGCTTTTTCTTCAGTTCATCATCGGAAAGCGTGTAGTATTCGTCTGCAAGTGCAAATATCTCCTCAGAAGACATTCCTATCATTATTCCGCCCCGCTTGTCTGTATTGCTCATTTTACGGGCTTTTTCGTACGCTATATCAGATATGTACTGATAGCACTTGCTAAGCGTCTTGCCCTCGGCTATCACTTTTTCGGCGTAAACCGCATCGGTCATTATGCGCTGAGCAACATGATCTCTGATAGCGATTGCCGGCACGTTGTAGCCACTTACCGTAGCAGCTTCGTTGTTTAATTTGGTCATAGCACTTTCTTTATTTTCCATTGTATTATCCTTTCCTGCGATAATCAGCCCAAGCCATTGTTACTCGCTTGTAGCTTTCAACAAATCGGCTGATTATTGCCGCAGCTGTTTCTGTGTCGCCCTTTGCAGATAACTTTTCTGCAAGAGCGGATGTGTTATAATTCGTTGTGATTATTGTCGGCAGTAGTGCTTCATAGCGTTCGTTCAGAATGCTATACAGCACGGGCACCGACCATTCTGTCACTTGCTCCTTTCCAAGATCATCTATTATCAGCAAGTCAACAGTCTTGTATGCTTCGAGGACTTCCTCTTCCGTTACTTCGCTGTTGCGCTCGTAGCAACGTTTTATATCGCCGAGAATGTCTATTGACGTTTTGCAGATAACCGGAACTCCTGTATTGATGATTGCAAGCGCAATTGCAATCGCCAAGTGCGTTTTACCTGTTCCGCACGGACCTTCCAAATATAGCCCTTTACCCTGAGTGAAGTATTCTCTGAAATTCTTGATATAATCAGTCGCTACTTCAAACGACTTTTTGTTCTCAGCGGTAACGGAAAAGCTATCTATCGTCCGTGATAAGTAACGTTTCTTTATTCCCGACTTGCCGAGTATGCTTTCAATTTTCTGCTTTCTGAGCTCTTGTTCTTCGGCAAGCTCTTTTTCTTTTTTGATTTTTTCCTGTTTAGCATCCCAGCCTTTCCAAAACGCAACCGCTTTTTCACAATCGCAACGTGGCTTTTCAAGATTCCAGATCATCGCCTGCCCCATAAGTACAACGCACTCGTAGTACAACGTTTTCCCACAGTATTTGCACTTTTCCGGTTTTGGAACAGGTTGCGTACTCGGTATTCCCAATTCTTCGACTTCTTTGCTTGTATAGATAGGACCGTGAACATTACCAATCGCTTGGTTTGAAAGGTTTTTCATTTCTTCCATTGTTCACGCCGCCTTTCTCTTTTAGCTCATACACGCTTTGCCATGAACGCTCAACAGATTGTTCAAGAATCTTCTTTTGCGTTACCGTATCACCGGGCGCAAGAGTTTCAAGCTTTTTGATTGTTATTTCCATTGCGTACTCTGTCATCGGCTTGCGCATTTTCTTTCGCATTTCGATGAATGCCTGCCATGCCGGCTCAAGCTCCGGAGCAACTGCGATAGCTGTTGCGGTTTTAGTTTTATTTATTTTATTTTTATTTTCTTTTCTTTTATTTTCTTTTGTAGGGTTTTTCTCGGATTTATCGGGGTTTTTCTCGGATTTACTGGGGTTTTTCTCGGAAAAACTCTCTTTTGGGTGCACTTTAATAAACCCTAACGTCGCTTCTTCGTTTAAAATCCAAACGCTGGGTTCCACAAACACGTCTCTTTTTGTGGATTTTTTTGCTTCTTGATAACGTGTTTGTATTGATGCAGCAGTAAGTAAGTTGTCCGCCGAAAACCGTGTGTTATCAAACAGTGACTTGCTTGCGAGGAGCTGTACTATCTGCCTTGTCTTGCCCTCCGGCACTCCCGTGTCTGCACTTGCGCAGCACACCAAATCGTCGTCGTATGCGATGTAGTACCCCTTGCCTTTGTATATCTCACAAAGCAGGTAAATGTAAATTATTATCGCATCAGTGCCATATTCCGAGCCTCGTATAATCTTGATTTTTCTATCCGAAAAAAAGTCCACATCAAAAGGAAAGTACGACAAACCGTCGCATTGAGGCCTTGCCATCGCTACCTCCTTGACTTTGTATTAAGCCTGAGCTTTTTACATAAGTATTCGTCAAGCTTTATACCGTAGATGTAGTTTTCTTCAAACAACTCTTTTTCTCTGATATGCGCTTCCATGTGATGTTCGTGACATAGAGCAATCGCTCTCATTCCTATGTGGACTGTTTCTTCACGATCTCCGCCTATGCCTATGCGGTCTACATGGTGTACTTCCGCTCGTGCGTTGCATATAGCACATTTGCGGTGTTCAAGGCACATATACAGATATTTACCTATATCGTCTGTTTCGTGAAGCAGTGTGTCTTTCGTCGGCACATCCCAATGAAAACAGAACTCTATCAGGTGTGTTATAAAGTCCTTTGCCGTTGTCATATCGACATCGGACAGCGAAAACCATTCGCCGTCGTGACGCTTGATGTAGTCCCACGTCATGTATGCCCTGATAAATTCAGGCTCATGCCCGCTCCACAATGCAATGTCACGAACGATAGCGAATATCTTTCTTCTTTGGTCGGCGGAGATCCTGCGACCGTCATTCAGCCGCAGTTCTACACTGCCGATATGCTTTTGTATCAACTCCCGTTCAACGTTTTCGGAAAGTTCCAGCAACAGCTTATTGCCGTGCTTGTCAAATTTAAGTATCTTTCCGGTCGTTATCATCTGTTGTATCACGCTCCCTGTGAGTGTGCATATACACATATACGCCGTTAGGGCCTATGTTGCGGTAGATGAAGTCATCGCATTTTTCTTTCGACAGGTGATTTTTTTCCGCCTGAATTTCGTAGGCGTATTCGCCTGCGATTTTCTTTTTTGCTATGCGTTCCTTTATATCCGTCTCCGTGTGATTAGCCTCTATCATATAGAGGTCGTAATTGCGGGCTGTAACGCCGTTAAGATTGTTTGTGTCGGTGGCATATATCATCTTGCCCTTGTCACCAAAATGCAACTTATAGCCGCAGTTTGGTACGTTGTGCTTTAGCGGTACAGGGATTATATTGCATATCCCATAACCGTACATCTTGCCGTACTCGAAAACATCTATTCGGCGTTTGGATATACCCATATCTAAAAGTACAGGAACAAGCCAACCGCAACAACCGAAACGCAGTAACGGTCTGTCCCTTGCAAGACTTCGTATCGAAACTTTGTTGAAATGGTCTGAATGAATGTGTGTAAGCAATACAAGCTTCAGCTTGTCCGCATAAGGACGTATCAGCTTGTAGCTTACACCGCAGTCAATCAGAATGTTATCCTCGATAACCACCGCATTACCCTGCGAGCCGGTGGAGATTATCTCATACTTAATCATAAGTCTTCGAGGTTGATATTCTCTACAACATCAGCAACTTCGGGCTGTGTTACTTCGTTATTACTTACAAGGTGCGGTTCTGCGGGCATTACATCCGCTTCGGTTGCGATATTTTCAAAGCCGTCAGAACTACGCTGAAGAACGTTGTTATCGTGTTCAAGCGCTACTCTCAGCGGTTCTACTGCCATTCCACCCCACTTGCTGATCAGCTGACGTATCATAGTCTTTTTTGCCATGTCGTCAAAGCTTTTATACCAGAACGACGAGTATTTCCACATCTCGTTAGCCGGGATTTCGTTGTTTATCAGCTTTACATACGCATCTTTACTAAATGCAGGACTGTACTTGTCTGCATACACAAGCATTTTATCCTTGCTCCAGTACAGCGTTTTTCTGAAACCGTCAACGTACTCAAACATTGCGTAATATCCGATAGTGTCCGTCTTATCACGCTTTTCTTCGTTTTCGATGAAGCTCGCTTCAAATTCTTCCATCAGCGGATCCCAGCGTATCAGTTCGCCGTCCTTGATTTCGTGGACGATGATTTTGCGGTACATACCGCTGCGCACTGCAAGCTGTATGTAGCCTTTATAGCCTAATACAAACTGTGCGTTGACGCATTCGGGCAAAATCAGATTACGATTACGGTCATACTTTGCTTTCTGCTTGAACGGTATAAAAAGCGCGGGACGGTGGGGTGGGAGAGAAAAAATATTGGTGTTTCCGGGGAGGAGTGCGCCTGCTACAATCGTAGATGTTTCGCACTCCTGCAACTGCGGATTGACCGCTACCGCAGATGTGATTGACGCAATAAAGCGTTTTGCCCTTTCGGGATCGGCAAGCGTGTTGCGTATCAGATTCTGATACGTTGGTGTGCTTATCGCCACCGAAAATTTAGGCTTCTTCTCGACCGGTGCATTATAACTGCTCATACTTGTAACCTCCGTTTACCAAGAAATTCTTTAACGCTTTTATTTCTTCAAGCGTTCCATTAACAGCGAATGCAACACGGTACAGCTTTGCAGGCTGTTCCTGTGCTTCGGCAACAGTAGGCGGTGCAATCGCTTCCTGCTGTTCTTCGCCGTAACTTTCGACTGCCTCATCGACACGAGCCTCAGCCGCTTCATAGATTGTCTGCTGTTCCGCCTGCTGTCTGGCTCTCTCTGCTTCTTCTTCGATTGCCTTTTTACGCTCGATAACCGTCTGAATGGAATACGCAACATTGACTGTCCGCTTGTATTCAACGAGGATTTCCGGCTGTAATTCCTGGGGCTGAGTGCCGATAAGCTTCAGCTCGTCCGCTATTCTGTCAAGATATGCAGCAACCTGTTCCTTAAGCTTTTTGGTACTTGCTGAAAGCGTTACCGTGATACCGCTTTTTTCGTAGGGAACAAAGTCGATACCCAGACTTTCTGCATACTCGTCATAGTATGCTCTGATTTCCTTTTCCTTGTTAGCCTTGATTGCGTTTTCGACAATTGCAATACGTCCCTTGAGGATTGCGTCCGTCTGCTTATAGATATTCGTTACGCATTCGGTATACACTTCCTCAAATCGCTCATACGGTGACATAACTGCACGCTTGACCTCTTTGCGCTTTTCTTCAAGCTCGCTGAAATCTTTGTTCAGATCTGCTCTGAGGCTTTTGATTGCCTTGACTGTAGCGTCGTTACAGTCAAGTGCTAAAACGTGCTGCGTCTTAGCGTCAATCTCAGCTTTGATAAGCTGTAATCTTTCTTCGATTATCGGCAACTGCTTAATTGTGATAATCTGACCTTCCATTATGTGTAGCACCTCCTAATGTTTCTGACATCATTCTGTCTATGACTATCTGTTCTGCAATCAGCATAACAGCATAATCTATTGTTAATCTTGCTCCGCCAGCATCTCCTTCTCTTTCTACGATGCGGAAGAGCTTTGCGTGAGCCTTCGGCAATGCCACCCAGAACTCGCTGTCTGCTACAGCGCCTATTCTCAGCATTACCTGTGTTTTCAGCGACATCACCATATCTTGACATTCCTTTCCGAATGTGATATACTCATCACAGTAGCACTTTTATATTTATTTCTTTGGCTATCCTTGTGACAGCCTTTTCTCTTATGCCGATTCTCTGCCGACAACCGTATATGTAACACGGTTTATGTCTGTGTATTCGTAGCATATTTTTGTGTTATTTCTGCCAATATGACGAAACGTTGTTACCGTACAGTTTGGAGCGCAAGCACCACAACACACAAAAACAAGCTCGCACCAGTTGCCAACATCTCCGTATTCGGTGCGGAAGATGTCGCCTGGCTGCATCTCATCGGCAGTCTTGACGATAGGGGTATCATATCTGATCATCGTCTTCGTCCTCCTCGTCCTCGCAGTCTGTTACTTCGATATTACTAACAATACCGGCAAGTGCCTGAACAATTGCCATTACCTCTTTATAGGAAGTAACCGTTGTGCTAACTTTAAACTTCATCAGTTTACCCTCCATTCTGCGAGATACTGCCTAAGTAATGTGATGATCTCACGCTGATTTGCCGCTATGTCGGCAAGCGTTATCTCGGGCTTGTCCTGCGTTATTTCGGCTTGCTGTGTTTCCGGTTCTACGCTGTCTATATCTATTTCAGGCTCAACAATCTGCGGCTCTGCGATAGGGCGCTGTAGAACCTGCTCCTTGTTGCGTATACGGCGTACAGATGACCGACCTATATCAAGTATTTCTTCGATTTCGATGTTTTTAAAACCTTTAGCAATCAGTTTTTCGCACTTTGCGATTTCTTCGGCGGTTAATTTCTTACCTCTCATTTGCTTTTCTCCTTTTCTCATTGACTTTCCGTGTAAATTTGGGGATAAAATCACCGCAAACGATGTTGCTTGCAAGTATCTGAGCCGCCATTATACCTGACAAAGCGGGTGATTTTGGGAATTTCGCTATGTACATATCAAATAGCCGTTGTCTTGCTTCTATAACGTTGTCCATCTGAATATCAATGCCATAAACGCTTTTTAGTGCTATCAGCCCGTCCTGCCAGTCCTTGCACAATTTAAACTTTCGTGCAAGTATTTCTGTCAAGAAGTTCCCTGTGCCGCAGGCGGGTTCAAGAAACGTTATATCTATGCTTACCCACATTTCTTCGGGCACTAAATCGCACATGTCCTTGACGATGTGTGCTGGAGTAAAAACCTCGCCAAAATCACTTACACGCTGTTTACTTTTGATAAGCTTCTCAGTCATCGTGTACAAGCACCTCCGAGCGGCTTGCCATAAAAGCGTCAAGCTTTTCGTACTTGCCTGATGATAAACATTTCAGCGACCATTTTCCCTTGCGCATCTCTACAAAATAGTAATAGATACTACTTATTTCGTTGTCTTCGCCCTGGAATTTCAATGTATCATACTCGTATATTTTCTTACCGTTCTTGTCTTTAAAGCCTGTAAATCCGGGTGCAAGATTCGCACCGAGCCAGTCAAAAGCTTTCGTTCCCGACTCTTTCCACGCTTCAAGCAGTTTGCAACATTCCTCTTCGGAGTTGTTTACCAGCACATCATAGTTAGTCATCATCTCTTGCGACCCCCTATCATGCTTCTGTACCACAGCTGTGCACAGTAGTCAAAGCCAACCCATACAGCCGCAACAACAAGGATTACAGGGATTATTTCGCCTCCAATGGCTTTATATCCACGTTCGGCAAAGGCAAGCGCTGACAGCGGAACATATACCGCTATACCTGCAAATGCTGTCACCCAGACTCTGATGAACTGTGCAACAACGAAGGTAATCACCTTTTTTATTTTCATTCTTTTTACACCTCTTTCTGTGCCAAAAGCTTAGGTATGCTTGTCCTTTTTATTGCCGCTTCAATCTCGATGATTTTATCACCGAAGATTGAAACTCTCGTCCAGGTGCTTCCCGTAAGTATCGCCGCCTGATATTTTGGATATTTCGCAGGCAGTACGGTATAAAAGCGACCTTGATAAAGAAACTTGCTTGTTACAGGTCTATCCTTTACTTTCGCCATTGCACGCTATGGACGCTTTAGCTCGCAAGCTATCCAAGGCATTTCTTGCTATGCGTTCAAGAATTTTCGGCACTTCCTCAGCTCTGCAACAGTAGTCTGTTGCTATCCTGACTTTCGTGTTGCCGATCATAAACTCTTCGGCAATTTTGGGCTCTGCGCACTCCATAGCTGACACCTCCTTTCGTCATTTTATTCGCCGTGAGCTTGTCCTTATGTAAACCGCCCTGTTTTTTCCGCTTTTTCGAGGTTGATGAGGTTTTCATCAGCTCTGCGGCGGAACTCTAACAGCTGTTCTTTAAGCTTCGGGATAAGAGTACGTTCATCATCGCTTAATTCGCCGTCTTCCATAAGAAGCGATAACTGCTTGATTACGTCGTCCATTTCGTAAGTTGAGTTCTGTAATCTCAGTAAGGCTCTTTCGGCAGGCATCTGAGGCGGTGTCTCTCGGCAGTCCTTGCCGAGCGGGCATTCATTAGCGCAGTACCACTGCCGCAGCTCAGGTTCATTGTAAGCGTCTGCCATAAGAGCAACAACGATGTTCGGCGGTCTGTTTATATCCAGCTCGTACTTCTTCAAGCTGTCTTCCGTCACGCCTGGGATCACCTCTGAAGCTCCTGCTCGTGTGAACAGTTTTTCGTTAAACTTTGCCGCTCTCATTCGGGCTTCAAAGTATCTGTTTCCGCAAGCTTTTGTCGCCTGTTTCGACATTTAATTTCACTCCTTTCGGTACTATAATTAAATACAGAAAGTCAAGCATTTTGTGTTTACTTTCTGTTTTCCGCCGGGTAGCTTGTTGGCAACTGAAAATGTCAGCCTTTGGTGTCAACATTCTTACTCGGCGTTTTGCTTAGCTTGAAATTTCAAGGACGCTTGCGATTGCATTTCTCATTCGGTCGCTACTGCGTTTGTTGCTCATAAAGCCGTAAAGACTTCCAAGCGGATAACCTATCTCTTTGGCAAGCCGGTCGTACTTCCAACCTCTTATTGCAAGCTGTTTTTTCACTTCCGCTATAAATAAGCGGTTATCACGCATTTAAACACCCCTTTTCAGACTTTTTTTGTAAGGAAACTTGACAAATGAGGTAAAAAGTAATATCATATACTTGTGAGGATATATGATATATACTTTTTACTCAATTGCTTGGTTGTAAGGGAAGAGGTCTGTCCTTTTCGCTCACATATCGCTCGTCTTTCCGAGCTGTCATCACGCTCCTACCGATTTTGGCGCTTCGTTTGTGGTGAGCCAGTCAACATAATGCGCTGGGCTTGATACGCTCAAGCGGGCGGGCTTTTGAGTTGTAATTTTTCTTACACGTTTATTATATCTCACTGCTGTGAGATTGTCAACGCATTTATCTCACTTTTGTGAGATTTCGTGAAATTGTACAATTTTCACGTTCAAAAACTGTGCATTTTTCGAGGTATAACTATGTTTTGGGAAAGATTTTACGAGCTTTGTTGCAGAAACAACATCAAGCCCAATCCTTTAGGGAAAATCTTAGGTATTTCCTCAGGGGTAATCACAAAATGGAAATACGGCTCCCTCCCTACCGCTGATGCTTTGTTAAAGATAGCTGACTATTTTAATGTTTCAGTAGATTATCTAATCGGTCACAGCACACCAACTGACCAATTAACTTCATTACTTGTTGAACAGGCAAGCACATTATCAGATGACGATCTGAAAAAAGTTATTGAGTATGCCGAGCTGTTAAAGCTCAAAAACAATGAAAAAAAGTAAAGAAACGCTAAAAATTTGGAGGTGCATCACTAATGAGTAAAATCATCAGACCGTCATTTATCATAGTCGTAGTAGGATTGATATTAGCGTTTACTGCTTTAGTTTTAATCGCACGATCAGGCTCTGTTGCAGTAGGGTGGTTTGCATTTACTATTGTAATGGCAGTTGCGGCTGTTACAGCCTGTATAGTATCCGAAGCAGGAAAGCAGAAGAAAAATACAATGAAACGTATGGATAGAAGACGTAGGTAAAGGAGTGCTATTATGGACTTATTTCACAAAAAAGAGCTTGCATCTTTGAAAAGCGAATTAACCAGATTAAAAGGTCTAATCCCTGATGAAGCTATAGATAAAGCTGACTTTTTGCTTTCTTTAGATGATAAGATTGCTCAGAAAAATCAAGAACTTTCAAAGCTTGATGAAGCAATTGCTCTCAGAAAAGGTCAGGAACAGCAACTCGATACTACATTAGCCGAAAAGAACACGCAAATTGTACAGCTTGATGACGAAATACTTGTGCAATCTTTCGGTCTGTATCGTCCGACATTTGATTTTGCCAATTCAGATCAATACAAAGATAAATTGAATGAAGTAAGGCAGCGTCAAAAAGAGATGATTAAAAATAACGAGGCTACTACATTCAATAATAATTGGTCTGTTAACGGAAGCGTTGCTAAAGGACGTACTACTACCAAGAGTGTGCAAAAGTTGATACTTCGTGCTTTTAATAGCGAATGTGACGATCTCGTGTCTAAAGTAAAATATAGTAATTTTGACAGCTACCTCAAACGTATTAAAAGTTCATGTGAAACCTATTCTAAATTAGGCGACACCATAATGGATGTCCGTATAAAAGACGCTTATCTTAATCTGAAAATTGAAGAGCTCAGACTTGCATTTGAGTATTCCGAAAAGAAACAGCAGGAAAAAGAAGAGCAAAGAGCGATTCGTGAACAAATGCGAGAAGAAGCAAAACTGCAAAAAGAAATTGAGGAAGAACGTAAAAAGCTTGCTAAGGAGCAGACACACTATATGAACGCTCTTGAAAAGCTCAATCAACAGATCAGCAATGCAGATGAAACTACATTAGCCGAATTGGAAGAAAAAAAGAAGGAGCTTCTCACTAAGCTTGATGAAGTTGATAACTCTATAAAAGACGTGGACTACAGAGAAGCTAACGCAAGAGCCGGCTATGTGTACATAATCTCTAATATAGGCGCTTTTGGCGAAAACGTATATAAAATCGGTATGACAAGAAGACTTGATCCTATGGAAAGAGTTATCGAACTTGGCGATGCTTCCGTGCCTTTCAATTTCGACGTTCATGCAATGATCTTCACCGAAGATGCACCTGCATTAGAAGCAGCGTTGCACCGAGCATTTGAAGATAAAAAGCTTAATTTTGTTAATCAGCGCAGAGAATTTTTCAATGTTACTCTTGATGAGATCAAGAAAGTAATAAGAGATAATTTTGACAAAACCGTTGAATACGTCGATGTGCCGGCAGCTGAGCAATATAGAGTATCCTTGAAAATGAAGCAGGAACGACAAACAGTTAGCGTATAAACAAAAAACAGCCCCTAAGAGCTGTTTCTACATATATTTAATTTAAAGGAGAAAATTATGTTACATTTAGACACATCTATTATTATCGCTTTAGTGGTGGCTGTCCCCGTTATCTGCCTTATTTGTCTTTATATATCACACAACACAGCTAACAAAAAAGTGAAGTTTGTTGCAAGCGTAATCACATGGGTTTTCGCACTTCTGATACTCAGCGTTCTTATGCTCAGCCTCGTTCCTATGCCTTACTCAATCTGCACCGTTGTTCTCGTTCTTGCGTTAGCGCTGCTATTCAAGGTAATTATACCTATAACACAAAAAGTTAACGGCAAAAAAGATGAGCAGACTCCCGATGAGCCTGCAAAGAACGATGATAACATTGAACAGCTTGAAAAGCTCGCTGAATTAAAGGACAAGGGCATTATATCAGAAGAAGAATTTGAACAGAAAAAGGCGGATCTGCTTGCAAAGATATAAATACTCCGGACCAGTGAATTTATTTTACTTACTCTTGTAGCGAAAGGAGATAGGCGTATTTTTGACTTTATTATGACAAATGGTATCGTCAGATTCTTTATAGATTTAATTGGTGTAGTTGGCTTTATTATCACGGTTGTTACTATGGTAAGGACCTCAAAGATACAAAAAGCTATTAGTTCAGCTAAAGAAAAAGAAAACTTTAGATTGCAGGCCAATTCATATAAAATCAACTTAAATCGTGCGGTTTCTGAATTTGCCAAAAACCCTAAGAAAACAAATGCTAATATTATTAAACAAATAAATTTTGATTTAAGTTCGATGAAAAGAACATCAAATATTTTTACCGATAAAGAACTTGACATCATTACTAAACTCAGTAATGATGTCAATGAGTTATATAAAGCGATAATTGCTCAAAGAGAAATTGACGTTGAGGCGGTAGCCTCAATCGCATTACAAATTTTTGAAGTTAATTCTATTATCGACAAGGTACTGCAGTAAAACGATGTGGAGGAAAATTAAATGGTGACTTATAGAAATTCAGATATATTTCTCGATAAGCTGATCTTAAAAACTAAGCGTAAAGAAATAGATTGGCGACAGATGCCAAGCTTGGCAAATATGCACATACATTCTATGCCGTTGAAACAAAGGATTGACTTTTTTAGCACACTGGAAAATACTTCGTATCTTCCCGAACGTTCATTTTATACAGAAAACGAAAAAGGAATATTTGTTTTGCTTTCATACAGAAATAAAATGGACGAAATCGTAACTGAGGTTATCGCCATTTCGCATAAAATGGGACAAGATTATTTTCCTACACCCATGCCGGATTTTTCATATATATTACACAATGAAAAAATTGATCGGCTTATTCTGTGTATTCAATTTGAGCTCGGTAGCGTCGATGAAGATACAAAAAATATAGACGAATTATTAAACTTAATGATAGAATAACTTTAGTTGTTGAGAATAGCAATCAGCTCTTCAAAAGTTAAAATGTCGCTATCGTTATTGCATCCGTTAGGGCACATAAAATAAATATAGGGATTACCTCTCTCATATTTTATCTTTAGCCTTTCACCACATTTTTTACAATAGAAAGCAGAAAAATCACTGTTGCTTTTTGATTTTTCTAATGAATTTAACCGCTGAAATATTTGCTGAAAGCTGTTTTTGATTTCTTCTTCGCTTATCATTTTAACACCTCGCATTACAGTATTATACTTTGAATGATACGCTTTTATTCCTAACAAAAAGTGCTTTACCTTGTTAGATAAAGCACTTTTAGAATCTCTTTCTACTCCTGGCAGACGAGCTTATCGCATAACTATAAATGCGACCCTAACTGGCAGGTGGGAAATTTCTTTCCTTTAATGGTTATTATAGCATAAAACCGAAAAATGTCAATTGTTTTAATTGAAAAAGCGCATAAAACAAAAGCGGAAGCCCTAAAGACTTCCGCTCTATGCAAAGGAGTGCTAATTTTTTGGCTCGGTTTCTTTGCATTTAAGGTCTTCTATATAGCTTTCAAGTGCTTTGAGGCTGACAACATCTAAAGTCTTGACAAGCTCATAGAAGTGTTTTAACAACTCCTCTCGCTCCGAAATGTCCATAATCACACCACCTTCAAGTTTGATATTAACATAAAACTTGAAGAATAGGAGCATTTTGTTATTTTATATCGAAATGCGTTATATCGGAGTGATTAAATGTACAACGAGAAAACAGAAAAATCTTTGTTCTGCGGTACATTTGCCGCTAAACAGCAGAAAGTACAACATAAAATTTTGACTTCCGAATATACCTATTTTAGTCGGAGGGAAAAATGGAACAGTATTGCTTATATCTGCGAAAATCAAGATCAGATGTCGAAGCTGAAAATCACGGAGAAGAGGAAACACTCGCAAGGCATGAAAAAATCTTGCTTGACCTTGCGAAAAAGAGAGAGTACAACGTCACTCAGATATACCGTGAAGTCGTTTCCGGCGAAACGATTGCCGCTCGCCCTGTCATGCAACAGTTGCTGTCAGAAGTCGAGCACGGTATATGGAGTGGCGTTTTAGTCGTTGAGGTAGAACGTCTTGCTCGTGGCGATACGATAGATCAGGGTATCGTTGCGCAAACGTTTAAGTACAGCGATACGCAAATAATTACACCGATGAAGACGTACAACCCAAACAACGAATATGACGAAGAGTATTTCGAGTTTGGTTTGTTTATGAGCCGCAGGGAATACAAGACTATCAACCGCCGTCTTCAGCGTGGAAGGCTCTCTTCAGTAAAAGAGGGCAAATGCGTATGCAGCATCGCTCCTTATGGGTATGATAAAGTCAAATTAAAGGGCGATAAAGGGTTTACGCTGGCACCAAACCCTAACGAAGCCGATGTAATAAAATTGATCTTTGAGTTATATACAAAAGGTGAACTGCAACCTGACGGCACATATAAAAGATTAGGTGTTGCCTTAATAGCGAGAAAACTAAACGAAATGAAAATACCCGCAAGAAAATCGGAATATTGGGTACCTGCCAGCATAAAAGATATGTTGCGCAATCCTGTGTATGCTGGGAAAATTCGTTGGAATTGGCGATCACAGAATAAAAGAATGCAGAGCGGAAGCATAAGTATCTCACGTCCACGCTCCGAAGAGGACAACTGCATAATTGTAAATGGCTTGCACCCTGCGCTGATTACAGAAGAAACATTCGATTTAGCGCAAGAATACCTTGCCAAAAATCCACCACGACCAACAAAAAGAAATGCTCCTACCAAAAATCCTCTCGCCGGTATAGTTGTCTGTGCTTTCTGTGGAAGAAAGCTCGTCCGCAGACCGTATACCTCCGCCTCTTGCCCTCCAACATTAATTTGTTCAGTCCCTCACTGTCCTAACGTAAGCTCATTTTTGCACCTTGTTGAAGAAAGAATACTCAAATCTCTTGAAGAATGGCTTCGAAATTATAAGTTGCAATGGAACTTATCCAACAACAAACCGTCGGAACTCATATCAGAATCCGAGATATTAAGGCAATCACTAAATGACATCAACTCACAGATAGCCAAGCTAAACAAGCAAATGATAAAAGCTCACGAATTACTTGAACAGGACATATATACAACGGATGTATTCCTCGAACGTTCACGGACCATAACAGAACGATTAAATCAGTTGTCATATGACAAGGCGGAAATTGAGAAACGTCTTGGGGTAGAAACTATACGTGAAAAAAGTATGAAAGAAATAATACCGAAAGTTGAAAAGCTGTTGGATGTATACCACGAACTGCCGTCTGCAAAAGAAAAGAACGATATGCTAAAAGATGTGTTAGAAAAGGTTGTTTATAAAAAGACGCAAAACACTCGTTGGAGCGGATCACCCGATGATTTTGAGATAACTATATATCCGAAGCTGCCGAAATCATAAAAATGTGCGAATTTTCTACCATATATTAGGCAGTCGTTTACATCATGGTGGTACCGAAGAACTATCCCATCTCGAAATGATAGGCTCTATAGTATCCCAGCTCACAACAGGCGAGGGCGCAAAGAGCTTTGACCGATACGGAGTAGGCGCATATTATATGGATCACGCAAATGCGGTTTACCCATCCAATGCCGGCGGTGTGCCGTTTACCGCCGCATACATCCAGAGCAAAGCCGATCCGCTCGCCGATATTCACGAAGATCTTGCGGCGGAGCAGAAAGCCAGAGCTACCTATGACAACATCCTCAGAGTCTGCGATGATCCGGACGTAAGCAATGTGATAAAATTCCTGCGTGAACGTGAAGTAGTGCATTTTCAGAGATTCGGTGAGGTTCTCGATATACTTCAGTCGCAGATAAAGTAAATATAAAAGCTGTGGCAGCAATGAAAC